AGATGATGGTGAAAGCAGAGGTGATGAAGTCCTTGTTCAGGTTAGCAAAACCGGCGTACAGCTGCCAAATCAGGATGATGAAGCGGCTGAAGTCGTCGTTGTTGTTGATCAGAACCTGAGCATTGGGACCACCAATACCCACACCCACAGCTTGAGGACCGAAGAACAGACCAGGAGGAGTAGTGTGAGAAACAGAACCGCCACCGTCGTTAATATCAACAGTGATGGATTTAGCAGCAAAGTTAGTGGACTCGAAGAAGCGGACGCCTTCAAACACGAAGCCGGTAGGCATCACGGGTTCGCCAGCCACAAACATGGCTTGGCCATACTGACCACCGCCGTAGATTGCACCACTAGGACCCATGGCACCAGCCAAAGGATTGCCCTGACCCATGCCGGGATAGCGAGCAACTTCGCGGAAACCTTGGTCAGCGCGGAGGTCACGCATGAACGAAGGGTCAGCAATACAACGGTAGTAACCGTCTTGGAACACAGGAACGTTGCGCTTACGCAGCTGACGAACCACTTCCAAGAGGTCAGTTTTGACGTTGAACTTGTAACGCTCGGAGGCATACTCAGTAGCGGTATAAGAGTTCAGAGCGGTGGAGCTGGAACGAGTCTTACCGTTGGGATAGTAGTAACCACCTTGGGTATCACCGGAAGCACCACGTGTTTCCGATTTGGCCATCTCGTCCAGGAACACCCGGTCACGCCAGCGACGATAGTCGTCGAGCAGTGTCAGCGAACCGATGGACTGGTGGAACATGTTGAGGTTCCCGGTGTCCAGCAGCAGACGCTGAGCGGTCATCAGAGTCTCACGAGCAATCTTGAAGGTGCTCGGAGCGTTGGCGTTATTCGGGTCAGCAGGACCGGTGTACTCACGCAGAGACACCAGCACTTTGTCCTTGACGATAGCCCGGCTGCTTGCGGTACCGATCGTTTGATCTTGTGTACGCTCGCGGCTGGTCTTGGTACCAGGGTTGCCCCAGAAACGGTAACGATCTAACTGAACGGTTTGACCAGGCTGTTTGGTGAAGTCATGGACAACGACAGGTTCAGCTGCCATTTCCACAATGTAAGCTGGGTGGGGACGGTACAGCTCCGCGCCCAACAGCTTGGGAAAGTCGTTATCAATAAACATGTTGGTAATTCAGCGTAAGGTTTTAGCTGATACCAGGATCTAGAAAGATCCATGGTAGTAATGGACCGAAAATCTGGAAAATTTATTCAATTTTCAAAGTTTACGCCATTACTGGCCTGGAACTTCCGTCCCATTAATAAAATTATAACAGAAACTTACTTATGTCCGTTATTAACTTTAGCTGGTATAGCCGCCACCAATGACGTTACCAGGATTATAATAATTCGGCGGCATTGCTCCCATCATGTGATATGGATTCACTGTGGGAGTTTGCATTGCAATATGTGGGGCAGTTATTTCAGGTGTAATCTTTCCTGTTACAGAATTAGAAGGAGCTCCAAGGAGCCTTGCTTGTTCCAATCCAGCAGCACCTGCTTGTGTCTTACGAGATTTAGAAGCGGCTTTTGCTTTTTTTGCTTTAGAGGAATCCATCAACGGCGACCCTTTTGTTGCATAAGAGGTTGTTGCAGCATTGCAGGATCAACAGGGAGTTGACCGGTCAGTGGCATAAAAGGCATAATAGCGTGCTGCTGCAATGCACGTCCTTGGTCTTGCGTGATTTGAGCTGCTTTTGCATTATGCGCAGTCATCAAGCCATACTGCGGAAGGGGGGAACCGGGAATATTTAAATGTAAATAACCCGAATCAAAGTCCCTTGGCATTGTTGTGGTGCCAATATTTGGAGCAAGATTGCTTGCATTTGGTGCACCAATTATTGGTGCTTGTCCTGCAGATGCTTGCTGTATTCCATAATACGGATTCATCTGTGAAGCCGAAACTTGCTCACGAAGATTGCCAGCACCAAATGTAAAAAGACCCGGAGCACCGATAGGGCCGCCTGCTGTACCAATGCTGGCTAAAAACTGTTGGGCACGCTCACTTACACTTGGCTTACCTTTTTGTGGAGCACCAGGCATCTTATAACCTCTGAAAATTAGGTTCTGTTAATTAGTATTCTAAACTTAGTAAATCAGTTCACTCTTGCGCAAAAGCACCACGTTGTGCTGCATAAGCAGCCGCAGGTGAAATAATTGTAGAAACCGGATGGTGTGGCTGTCCAAGACGAGCATCAACAACGCCGTGGTGACCTTGAGCAACACCTGTACGAACAGAAGGCACGCCCAGAGAAGCGCCCAAGTTTTGACCGGCCATTCGCATTTTTTGTTGCATCATTGTTAAACCTCTGTAAATAAAAAGGGGCAGCCTTTGCTACCCCTTATTCTACGTTTAGTTAATTTCTTAATAAACGGTATTTATTCGTTTTTCGAGTATCACTCCATCACCAGGAGTTTCTGACGGAACACTTCAGGATTAGCTTGGGCTTGGTTCAGATAGCGCCAGGCATTTGCGGGGTCCCGATCAGCCAGGGAGCCGAAGCTATTCCAGAAATCTGCGGGATTACCCTGGGCTTGAGGCTGAGGGGGAACCGGCATTTGAGGACGCTGAGGGGCCGCCTCTTGACGCACCATTTGCTGACCAACTGGGCGGCCATACGCAGGAGTTTCATCGGGAACGGGATAAGGACCGTTGGGACCGAAGAATTCACAGGTATAGTCCGCCAACACATCAGGATTAGTCAAAATAGTCTCATAAGCCCTGTGCTCAGAAGACATTTCGTTAAGGAGGCTGACAGCTTGAATCAGTTGATTGTTGGTGGCAATCAAAGCATCTTCAACTCTACAAGCGTAGTTATTGAGAATGGCAGGTGCATCAGCACCAAAATGATCAATAACTTCAAGGCTTGCTGGGCTTACTCCGTTTGCCAGGAGCTGTTGGGCCGTAATTTCCTGTGAAGTTTGGGAATAATTGTTGGAGTATGCCTGGTTGTTGTTGATTCCAGGCGTAGAGGTCTGAATCCCCTGGTTGTTGTACTGGGCCGGAGCCACCGGGGAACTGTAATTGGCCGGGACGGTTTGTTGAGTCGCGGTCGATTGTTGACCCTGGAAGGGGAATTGGACGGGCGAACTCAGGAGCCCGACCACCTTGTTGAATGCCTCCTTGTAAGGATTCTCCGCCTGTGGGGCTTGGGGCGCTTGTGGGGCTGCCTGGTAGGCTTGGGGGTATGACGCTGTAGGGCTGTACTGGGGTTGAGACACCCCCATCTGGGCCTGCATTTGCGGGGCTGGGGCCACCGCTGTTTGGTAAGGCGCCACCCACTGTGGGGTTGTTGCTACTGCCGGTGCCTGAGCCGCCGTTTGCTGCGTCATTGGAGCCGCGTAGCTGATCGGCTGGGTCTGGGATACTTGGGGTGCCGATTGGGTCGGCATTGCGGTATCGGCCTGCATAGGTTACCTCTTTTTGTAGGCTTTCGAGTGTTCGGTAAAGGAAGGGGGTGAGATCAAGTCTCGGATCCGCAGCCATTGGAAGATTGGGTTGCTGCGGATGGGGAGTCCTCATTTCTTGATTGACTAGATCAATAAATGTGGCCATTGCCCTCTGTACTTCTCCCACCATTCGGAACGGGAATCCGCTGAGCATGCCAGCGACTTCATCATCCGTTTTTGAAGGGAATAAATACTTCAGTGCTTCTATGCTATCAACACCTAATTCCTGTAAGTTCCGAGTAAAGATTGATTGATTGAGTTTATCTTGTGTTGTATCCTCATAGACCGGACCCATCCAGCGCCAGCAAACAGTTCGATCGCCATCTGGAGCTAATCCAAGAACCCCATCAGGAACATTTTTTGTTTGAATTGCCGTATCAATTGCTTTTTGTAGTTTCTTTTCATATAAAGATTTTTGTTTTTCGTATTTAGCCAGTTGAGCTTGATCGCTGGGATCTTCAGGAGGATTTGGATACTTAATACCGCTAGCATACGCCAATGATTTACGGAAGATCTGCTCCTCCTGAAAGATCATGAGTTCAAGACACTTACAAATACCGTAGGTATAAAGTTGTAAGCATTTTTTCTTGGCCGTTGCACTTACTCGCCCATAAGCTGATTTAATCTCCGTAGCAGTTACGTTAGTAATACTAAGATCGTCGATGCCACCCAAGGCAAGCCGGATCTCACTACGAAGCTGTTCGGCATACCGCGCCTGATCAGCACTTACGGCATTAGGTGTAATGAAACCGACGCGATCTGTTGGTTCCAGGTTAGCAATAACTCGGGGAACACGCATCCCACTTCCCGGCTTACCATAATAACCAGGATTTTGGCGCGTTACGTTATCTGATTTATAAGTTGAGCTGGACAAGCTGAACTCAGAATTAAATCCAGATTGACTAGAAATGCTTGGCCTTTGTGAAACATCTCCATCAGTTTTTTCAATAATATCTTGTTTGGGACGGGATGAAAGAAGTGTTGGATTACCAAAGAAAGAAAGGTTTGCCCGAATATTTTTAACCATTTCATCGTGCGCAATGATCTGATTGGCAAGCCACTGGAATTCACCGTGGCCATCAGTACCAAAGGCATCAGGGTTATTGAAAACTTCAACGCATGGAATAAACTCCATGGTATTTACGGTTGTTGTTGTATTCCCCAACGTTGCAAATTCAACTGGAGTATCAAAACTTAATTCTTGTTCGCTATGACATTCTTCAATCTGACTGGCTGTAATACGCAGCCGCATATAACGCTTATCGGTGGAAAGCCCAACCCCACCAAAACCGCGACTGGATTTAACTTTATAAGGATAAATAATGATGACTTCTTCTAAATCTCCTTCCGGTGTGTAATACGTCCTGTACGCATCTTTATCAAACCAGTAAAGGCGGTATGTCTTGTTTGTAGGACGAATATAAAACAATCCCTTACCATAAGAAAGGAATCGATCCCACATGGAATCTAAACGCGCATCCAGTTTATTAAATTTGATGACCTGTTTAATAAAATCGAAACGCTGAGTACCAAAGTTATCTTGGTGCGGATAGAACTCAACACCTTGACGGATCCCAAACATTTTCATTTGGGATAAGTGTGCATTCACCAACATGGTGTCCGCGCCACCATCCGCATCCCTATTGACGACTGACTTAATAAAATCGTCTAAAACCGTTTTGTTATCGGACATGCGTTTGGGAACTCTTTAGCTATTATGCCTCAATTTCGTAACCGGCGTGCAGCCTTTTGAGGGTAATCACATCATCTTCGACTTCAACGTCAAAACGCTCGCCAGGGACAAGACCCATGTCGTGACACAATTCGTCAGGTAAAGGAACAACGGCAGAACCGTATGCATCCTGATCTAATTCAATGATGTAGTAGCCGGTAGACATTGTTGAGTGGTTTTATAAGTTTAAATCGTCAATACTCTAACTCTAGTTTTCCCCTGGTCATCAAACCGTTACAGAGCCAAATTAAGGCATCAACACAATCGTCGTGGGAGCTGACCCCAAAATTAACGATCTCATCCGTCATAGCCTGGAACTTCCGATATTTATTAAACACAATTTTCCGTTGCTCAAACAAACCCATGATGCCACGAAACCGCGCAACTTTGTCGCCACGGAACCCTTTGACTGCATGCCAGTTCAAGTTATAAAGCCCATGATCACCTAAACAAATCCGCTTGAAATCTGCCTCTAGGGAGGCTTGATAAGCTACGGCTTCAGACCAGATGTCAATGTTGCTGCCACTAGGGAAATACTGATTTCCATCTTTATTTACAATTCCCCATTCATAACACATTTCCATCAAAGACTCTAGTTTTTCTAGATTCCCCATGATCCGGATGCGTTTACAGTCAACAACATGAATTTTGTCCCCAACACGCCCCCCTAATACCATAACGGTGTAATCATTACGTTCCCTGACTCCTGCAGAAAGATCCACCCCAATTCCCAAGGCATCGAAATCGGTAGAAATTTTTCCTTTAACAATTAAATCCGGTGAAATTGAAAGCTCACTAGTTTGAACAACTTGATTTTGATACTGAAAACTAAAGCTGATGGGAGCTTGGCGCCGCCGGTCCTGTAGGTATTCCAGCGACCACATTTCAGGCCAGTAAGAAATTTCATCCCCCTGGTCATCCACCGTAATAGATGATTGAACAATCTGAATCCAATCATTAGCTGGTATAAAAGTTGTGTTATGAATATCGTCGTGCCGAAATCGAGTACCCAGGCAGATTGCGCGTCCGCCTTCAAACATGGTAGGAACAATAACTGAGTTCCAGTTATCCTCCATCATTTGTCGGATGTCGCGATTTTTAATATCGTCGGCGCTTTTGACCACGTCGTCCAGGATACAAAGGTGTGAGCGCTTAGAGGTCACGGCACCTTTTAGACCTGCACAACAAATAGTAAATTCTTCCTCACCAGTAGATTTAATACCTGCAAATTTCCAATCGATGCTCCAATATTCATTGGAGTTAATTCCTTTGGCAATTTTTACTGTAGGAAAAATTTCTCTATAGATTTTACTTTCTTCAATGATGCGTTTAATAGCTGCACTTTTAGGGCGTGCAACATCGACCGTATAGGAAATATAAAGAATTTTTAATGGCTTTTTATGCAGGGCATGTATGCCAATAGCCCAAGCAGTGTATAGACCTAAAACCGTAGACTTGGCTGATCCTCGTGGCGCCAAGATATCGATGTTGGGGCCGCCGATGCCAATCAGACATTCTGTATCTTGATCAGTGCACAGATAACGATGCCACTCTTTATGATGAGCAGCAGGTGGTTTCTCCCCCACAACATCACAAAAATACGCAAAATCTGTACGAGCCCGTTCAATATCTACGCCCGATGTTTTTTTAACTACCTGTTGTTTTGCTGCTGCGCGTGCAGTCCTGCGATAAACACTATAAATGCTGGTGCCTGCCATGCGCTTACATTAGCGCACTGAACCCTAGGATTCTTCGTGGAGGATTTTTGTCCACACGCCCATGGAGGCTTCTTGAAGCGGGCCTTCGATTGGATCGTCACGGAAGATCAAAAGCATCTCCCTGAGAGCACGGTCAGCGCCAGCAAGAATCAAACCTTGTTTATCCGTCAGGTGCTTCTCATCATTTAACTGTTTAATGGCGCCACGCAGTTCTTTCTGAAGCATTGCAATACGTGCAGCACCCATATCTTGTTTGATCATGCCAAGATCAATTGCATCCCGAAGCTTAGCAATATCTTGTTGCATGGAATCAATTTCCATCTCCAAGATGGCATTAAAATTTCTTTTCTTGAATTCTTTTTTGGACCACTCGTCGCACTCTACAATGGTTCCTGTAAACCCGAGAAACCGGGAATATAGGTACATTTGAATTGGTGAACTGACCTGTTTACAAAAAGCAAGAAAGGATTCACGGTCTTTTTCAGTTAAAGACTGGATCCAGTCAATCATGCGTGATATGCGTTTGATGCTCGACTATAGTCGAGGTTATTCTGATAACGTCGGAACATTTCTTGTTGAAGATTTGTTGAACGCACTTCTTCAGCAGTTTTGCCAATAGTTGCAAGCTGGCCGCCAATATTTTGAGCACCTACTGCAAGCTGGCCTCCAATATTTTGAGCACCTAGAGCAAGATTACCTTTAATATTTTGAGCACCTACCGCAAGCTGGCCGCCGATGTTCTGAGCACCCAGAGCAAGATTACCTTGAATTGCTTGCCCTTGTGTCATGCGGTTTTGCTCACCTGTGGTCATAATAGTGAGTCGATTCTCAGCACCACTTGCTTGAGTTTGGCGAATTGATTGTGTTGTATTAAATTCAGAATTTGCTTGATCCAATTGTGAACCAAGCAGCGCGTTTAATTGTTGTTGTGCTGCGCTAATTTGATCTAAAGAAATCTGTGTTGTCAGTGATTGCGTAGGTACCTGTGTAGGCGGCGCAGGTGGCGGCGGTGCAGGGATATATTGAACAGAAGGTGAAGGTGCAGGTCTGCCGCTCATGACGATTTACTTTCCTAAAGACTATTGTAACAAAAAGAAATTAAGCTTTAGCTCCAGCGGAGATACCTGCTGCATTTGCAATCATTGATTTATAAAAGGCGTCATTTACACTGTTAAGCATATTGGCTTCAGCATTAGAGGCTGTTGCCATTTGACTTTGATACATGCCGCCACGTTTAGCAATATTGTTTGGATCATTGGCTGCGACTAATTCTTGATTAGTCAGATCCTGTGAACGAAGCTGTAGTGCAGCATTCAT